TATCGATAATTTTTATCTACTCACACAGTCGCTCGTTAATGTAGATGACGATGGTCTTCGTCGTTTAGCTAAAATAGCTAATCAATCCGGTTTAATGGACAGCAACGCTGTTTACAAAACTCTAAAAGAATACCAACAATTTGGTAGAGAGACTTCCAAAGGTCAAGCGGTTGGTAAAGCGTTGGATCGGGCTGAAGATTTCATTCCTTTTATGAAGACTTTCGACAAACTATACGGAGGGCAAGACGCGTTCTTTAAACTTCTTGCGTTTAATGGCGAGTACAACAAGTATTCTAAAGCCTTTGCCAAGTCCGGATTTAGAGAAGATAATCCACTTCTATTGGGATCTCTTCAGGACGCTGGTATCTTCGCTAGAAGCACACGAACCCTTGAGGATTTAAGCGTATTAGAAGAGGGCGCTGCGAACCTCGTAAAAAAAACAATGCCTATGTACAACATGATTCCACAAGCGTTGCGTTTTGTGGACCGTATTCCAGTTGTTGGCAACTTTACGTCGTTTGCTTCTGAAAACATTCGTAACATATTTAATATCGCAGACCTTGGTATGCGAGAGGTTTCTTTCAAGGTTCCTCTCGGGAAAGTCGATGCGCTTATCGCGCAAGAGGCAACAAAAGGCATTCCAAAAGACGAAGTTTTACGCGCAGTTTCAGAGTTCGAAAAGGCTGTTCAATCCAATGGATCTCAGCGTTTAGTGAACACGATGGTTGTTGTTAACACTGTTCCGCAGCAATTAACACGACTGTCTATGAAACTAACAGGCACAACTCAGGAAGAGTTAGACGCCTTAGAATCCTCTGTTCAACCTTACATGAAGGGCGGGGACCTTATGATTATAGATAATGATCATAAGGGGAACATTACTTTTGTGGACACAAGTTATCACAACCCATGGGGTTACATCCGCTCTGCTGTTCGAGCAGCATTGCAAAGTTATACTGAGCGTGGGGAACTTGACCAAGGTGAAGCTCAAAAACTACTAGAAGGGTCTTTAGCAACTTTTATTACTAAAATGGCAGAACCTTTCGCAAGTGAAACAATGATGACGGAACGGATCTTGGATGTCACGCTGCGGGAAGGAAGAACAAAAACAGGGTCGTATGTCTACGATAAGAATCGCACAGACGAAAAGTTACTTGGAGATCGTGGTTCCAAAATCTTCTTACACCTAGCGGAAGGTATGATCCCACGTTATTGGTTGGAGTTTTACGAAGAAAAAGGCGGAGAGTTAAAAAAAGGAAAAACGCTTAAAGCGTTAACTGGGGAGCCTAGTGCCAGCGGAAGGTTTAGCCTTCCTGAAGCAGAGTTTGCTCGTATGCTTACCGGACTTACACCTATGACTCACACCGCAACGGACGCAATTAAGTTCGATGCAATAAAATATGCTGACGGACGAAACGCTTCTCTTTCTGCGGTAAAGAGAATTGTAAGAGCCGGGGATACTACTCGCGAACAAAAGACTCAAGAGTTTGCTGATCTTATTGAAGCCTATCGAGCACAACAAAACGAGCTTTATGTTAACATTGAAAATGCTCGAATCCTTGGAGCATCTACACGAGATATTATTCGAGCGTTAGTGGAAGACGCTAACATGTCCTCTGCGGAGGCCAACCAAATAGCCCGTGGCCGTTTGTATGTTAAACCTCTATCGGAAGATTTAGTAAACTCTATTGAGCGACGCAAGAAAGAAAACGACTTTCAATCTATTTCGGATCTTCCGTATGATGAGATGTTCCGTATGGTCCGCGAATCTATCGATTCTCCTTTGGCAACAATAAGCAAGCGCAAAGCAGAAGGTACGTTTGTGCCGTCTCGAATGCGAGACGCCTTAGTTGGAACAAACCCCCTCGAAGGGTTAACACCGGACATGTTCAACCAAGCTCCTAACCCTCTCGAAGGGTTAACACCGGACATGTTCAACCAAGCTCCTGTGACCCCTGCAGCCCCGCCCGTTTCGGCTCCGCAAGGTCGAGTGGATCCCGCAATCCTTGGCAATGATCCGGCAACCCAGGCGCTGGCTAAGTCTCTAGGTAGATCTCAGTAACAAGCGGCGGCTAATGCATAGATTGAGAGCCGCCGTGAGTAGGGCCTGGGTCAATCTCGATGGACATTGAAACACCCACCCCGCCAAACAACTTAATCAACTCGTCACAACACGCTTCTGTTTCCTCAAGTATGTCCGCGTCTCTGGTCATAGCAGCAAGGTTCAAGGTCATACCCACCATTTCCATTAGAAGACGGACCTGCATGGGATGCATGTCTTTCAGACCAACCGTTTTAATGTCCTCAAGTTTCATTCGATCTCTCCCCAATCATCCTTTATGTCTACGTCAATCTTCGAAGGAACTTTGAGCGGAACGCCTGTCTCCATGATCTCCTTAATCTTAGCCGTTTGCTCTTGGCTCTCTATGTTAAAGCATAGCTCATCATGAACCGTGAGCATAGGAGTAAGTCCCTCGTTGTAACAATCAAGCATCGCTTTCTTGGTTTGGTCCGCCGCTGATCCTTGGATCAGGCGGTTCAGCGCCTTGTATGTGAAGGCCCTCTTGATGTTTTTACCGTACTCCTTCAGAGCTTCCTCGTAAGGCAGGGGTTTGCCTGTTCCGAAGGTGACGGGCTCCCACAGGTGAAACCTGCACTTACGGCCCAGCAGAGTGCGTATCTGACCGTTACTGTCCGCCTGTTTGGTAGCCATGTCCGCAAGCTGCTTAACAAACGGAACCTTGCTGCGGTGCCGCTTGATTAAATCCTTGGCATCCTCTGAGGGAATGCCTAGCTGATCTGCCAGCTTGGCTACGCCCATTCCGTACATAATCCCAAGGTTAACCGTCTTGGCTTGCTTACGCGTAATGTTTGCAAGATCCGCAACCATCTGGTGCAGATCCACATCCCCACTGTTGAACTCATCCACTACGTTATCAACCACATGACTACGCAACGCAGACGGTACGCTCGCCGCAAAATGCACCAAGAGCCTTGGTTCTTGGCTCGAATAGTCAAACGACCCCCACTTCATACCTTCCTCTGGAATAAACAATCCGCGGATCATCTTCTTGATGTCGGGATCCCGCGCCGGGATTTGCTGTAGGTTGGGGTTCGAGGAAGAGAACCGACCCGTTACCGTACCGCCCTCGTCCCTACGGGTGGAGTGCAGTTCCGTATGGATGCGACCGTTGTGCTCGTGCCGCAGGATGCTGTCGATAAACGTGGCGTCCGCCTTGTCGAACTCACGCAGCTTGACCAACTGCTGGCAGATTTCTGCGGGGTGGTTGTTTAGCCACGCTTTGGTAAACGACGGAGCACCGCCCGTTACCTTCCCTGTTTCCTCGTCTTCTTTGGTCGGGGTCCTTGGGTATTCCATGTCGAGCTTGTCGAACATTTTAGCTATGGATGCAGAGGCCCAGATATCCACCTCCATCCCAGCTTCTTTTTCAATCTGTCCGCGAATCAGCTTGGATTGTTTTCGAATAAACTTCTTGTTCCGCTCGGCCTTGTCGAGATCCACCCGCACCCCTTGGCTTCGCATGTCCAACATGCAGGGAATTAACCCGTTCTCGATGTCCCAGATATGCCAGAGTTCCTGATCCTCTAGCTCGATCTTGAGGGCCTGCCACAGTTTAAGCGTAGCCACCGCATCTTGCTCCGCGTAAGCCCCCACATACTTGGGCGGCAGCTTGTACATCTCTGCCTTGGGATCCACGCCCCACTCCTTGGCGGCAGCTTGCAATAGCTTCTCGTTCTTGCGCAGCGCAACAAAGTCTCGGGCCATAGCATCGAGGCCAAAGGACCAGCGGTTTTCGTTGACCAGTGCGCCAGTAATCATCGTGTCGATAATCCGACCCTTGATTTCTATGCCCTCGGCCCTCATCCATCCCGCATCGTAGGTCGCGTTGTGCATGATCACATTCATATCAGGCACCGACATCTGCTTCTTGAGCCAGCGCAGGGTAAACTTTGGATCAAGGTTGTGGGAGTTTTCATGGCGGATCGGGAAGTAACCTTTATACTCCCCCGCTGCCACAGCAATCCCTATGATATGACCGTCTTTGCGAGCCCATCCTGGGCCCAAGGTTTTAATGTTGGGATCATAGGTTTCCAGATCCACTGCCACTTCTTTGTAGCCCGTAAGATCGGGATACTCCGGTGGAATGTTCCAGTCAGCGTCGATCAGATCCAACTCGTTTTTAATCTGGTGATGCAGCGCACTGCCAAATAAATTACTTTGCATTCTTTTCACGCATCCTATCCATAATATTAAACATACTGCTTTTGTCCCGAGTCGTGTGCTCCGCCCCCAATGCACTGTAACCAGCCTTATCAATCCACGAATCCTCGTGGTCGATGTTCTCAACCAAACGCGCACTCTTTACCCAATCCATCATCAGCGCAACATGCGCAGGAGTTACATGACCGTGGCTCTTTAATGCGCCGCCAATAATAATGTTCCACCCCTCCGCAATCCGAACATGGTTGTCGTATGCATCACCGTAGTCCGCGGCCCTCTGACCGTTGATCAATTCTTTGGCTGTGTCCAACACTTCATCTCTCTTCATCTTCATCCTCCCTTGGTCGATAAACTAAAACAAACGCATCGCAGTTAGGGCACGATAGGTTAGTCACCATGTCGAACTCGGATTCGTCTTCTTCGTCATGATCCCCGCCCCAGATTAATTTCGTTCCGCAATGCCAACAATTCATATCGTGTACCTATACTTATAGTTGCTCTGAAGAATGTATAACGTGTGACGCGCTCGGGTTACGCCAACGTAAAACGCTCGATGCTCATCGTCAGGATGATCGCTGTTTACACACGCCGCGGTCGACATCGTGTACACAACGCAGTTGTCATCCTCCCCGCCTTTCATTGCATGGAATGTGGACAGCTTGATGCGAGGCTCGGACATTAAATCATCGCCTCTTCGTGACATGGCGTCAATATAATCCTGATCATCTTTGCCCACGCGCATCACCTCATA